AGGGCCTTTGAGCGACGCGATCGTTCCAGCGACTCCTCCCACCCAGTCCTTCGTCTCCTCAAACTTGTCCTTCAACCCGCGCAACAGACCACCGATGATGTCGGAGCCGATCCCGGCGAGGAGCTGACTGAGGTCGCCGAGCGTCGAGACAATCTCGCCAGGTAGATCCGTGAAGAACGCCAGAGCGTCGCTGATGAACGTCTCGATGCCGCTGACGACATCGGTGAACATCCCCTCGAACACTCCGAGGACCAGCGACGCCAGGTCGACCAGCGCATCTACGAGCTTGCCGGGCAGGTCGAGGTAGAACTGAACGGCGTCGATGATGAACCCGCCGATGGCGGTCGTCACGTCGAGGAACATGTCGGTGAACACGCCGAGCACGTCGCCCGCAAGGTCCACGAGGGCCGTCACGAGTTTGCCGGGCAGCTCAAAGTAGAACTGGACCACGTCGGCGATGAACCCGATGACCGCTTCGCTGACGGTCACGATCAGATCGGTGAACATGCCGAGCACGTCAGCGGTCAGGTCAACCAGCGCCTCCACGAGGCGACCGGGCAGCTCCGTGAAGAACGTGACGATCGTGACGAGGCTTTCCGTGACGAACGTGATGACGGCACCGAACGCTTCGGTGACAATCGTCTTGATCGTCTCCCACGTCTCGTTGAAGAAGTCCTTGATCGCCTGCCACGTGGCGTCCCAGTCGGTCGACAACTCGGTGATCTTGGTGACTACATCGGTGACGAACTGGACGACCGTTTCCACGACGGCGGTCAACGTCTCGATGACGACGGTCAGCACTTCGGCGACGATCGGGATGAGCCCTTCGGCAAGGAGCGAGATGAGCGGCGGCAGGATGAGCGTCACCAGCTCAAGGAGTGGCGGCAGTAGAGGGAGGAGTGCTGCAACGAGGAGGAGGAACACTTCGATGAGCTGCGGGATGACCGGCAGCAACGCGTCGATGAGCTGAACGATGAGCGGCGCAAGCAGCTCAACCAGTTGCGTGATGATCGGAGCTAGCGCCCCGGCGAGCATCGTCGCGAGCTCAGCGAACGCACTGGCGATGATCGGGATGATCGGTGCGAGCGCCTCGAAGATCGAGAGGAACGCTCCGGCGAGGACAGGGATGATCGGTGCGACCGCCGACAGGATCTCCAAGAACGCTTCGGCGAGCGTGCCGAGAGCGGTGCTGACTGCCCCTCCGATGATTGAGGCCACCTGCACGAAGATCGGAATGAGCTCATCGAGGATTGGCGACAGGATCTCGATGGCCGAGACGAGCGTGTCGGCGAAGATGCCCGCCACCTTCGACAAGATCGGAGCTAGCTTCTCCAACGCTTTCCCGAGTGCGCCGGTCAACGCCTTCGCTACCGGAGCGAGAGCTTCGAGAACAGGCCCGAACGCCTCGGCCAGCAGCTCTATGGCGATGACGAACACGTCGGCGACGAGCGCCGCAACCGGAGCGAGGATCGGGATGAGGCCACCGATGATCTCGAAGAACGGTTCGAGCGCCCCGATGACCGTCTCGACTGCAGGCAGCAGTGCCTCCAACGCTCCGCCCAGGATTTCGCCGAGCGATGTCGCTACCGGCCCGAGCGTGTCGAACAGTGATGTGATCGCAGGCGTGATGTTGTCGATCGCGCCGATGAGCCCTTGACCAAGGTTCTCCTTGAGGTTGGTGAACGCCGCACCGATCTTCGCCGTCGAGTCGGCTGACGCTGCAGCGGTTCCGCCGACCTGCCCTTCGATCTCGCCGAGGATGATGTTCTGAGCGCCGAGGACGTCCCCCGACTCTTGGAACACCTTGATTTGTTCCTTCTGCTCATCGGTGAACGTGACGCCCGCCTTCGCGAGCGCCGACACGCCCTTGATCGGATCGTTGAGCGCCTTGCCGAGCTGGACTGACGCCGACGCAGCATCGCCGCCGAGAACCGACGACAGGTCGAGTGCCGCCTGCTGCGTCCGGCCGAACGCGTCCGGCCCGATGTTCTTGAACGTGAGGAGGACGTTCGATGCTTCCTGAATCGAGACGGCCGTCTGACCCGTCTGAGCTGAGAGTTCCTGCGACGACGCACGAATCTGTGCGGCCGACACCCCGGCCACACCACCGGTCGCTTCGATGATCTGCTCGGTGTTCGCGATGGCCGAGTTCAACGTTTGAGCGTCGAGCGCCGAGTCCTTGAAGAACGAGCCGAGCTGCGCTCCTGCGAACAGACCGGCCAAGCCCGCAGCGGCCTTCTTGAAGTTGATGCCACCAAGCGCTTTCTCGGAGTCCTTCGCCGCATCCTTGAACGACCGTTCGATGTCCTCACCGGCTTTGTCCGCGCCCCGCTCGGCGTCACGAAACTCACTCCGGTCGAGCTTGTTGAACGCCTGACCGGACTGCCTCGCTGCATCCTCAAACGACCGTTCGATGTCCTCACCGGCACCCCCCGCAGCCCGTTCAGCCTTGGAGAACTCGCCGCGCAGCTCCGACGTGAACTTTGTGAAGTCGGGGACGATGGAGACGAACGCTTTGGCGATTGGCCCGTCCACTACCGGTCGTCCTTTGCGTCGGCGGTGAGGAGCATGACGGTCAGGTTACTCTCGTGCCGTCACCCGACGAGGCTCTACCCGTTGAGGAGCTTGTCGAAATCCGACAGCTCGCTCCCTTCGTCCCACCCGTACGGGACTCCCGTGCGAGGGTTGATCCGGTTCGGTGGCTCAAGGGCCTCCTGAATCTGCTCCCACCCGTCCTCGTCGGACGTAGAGCGTAGATGATGCAGGAACGTGTTCAGAAGGCGATGGAGTGGGAGGTCGGCAGGGTCGACGCCTCCGAGTCCGCAGAGTCCGTCGAACTCTCGCCAGTACCGTCCGATCCAGTAGCAGAGGACGAAGACCTCATGGTAGGGCGGGCCGCGATCTGAGTCACGACCTCCTGCTGCAAGAACGCCACCTCGTTGATGTCGATTGCGCCCGCTTCAAGCAGTGAACCGATGAGTCGACCCGTCTCCGGTTCGGCCATCACGTCAAGGAAATCCATGAGGAGTCGGAGCTGCTCCATGATGTCGGGTCTGTCGGCCTCGGCGAGCTTCCCGACAGTGCTCACGATACGGAGCGCAGGGATCGTCATGGACGGCTGGAACCGGAACTCGACGGGGACCCCGTCGTACTCGCGATGGACTGAGATGTTCCGCTTCGACCGGGCAGCAAGCACGCTGTCGATGATGGACTGATGGTCGGTGTCGGGCAGGGTGTCTTCGGGCATGACGCCACGATAGCTGTTCGGCTACGCGGCAGCCCGCAACGCTGGTTCGAGGAACGGTTGCGCCTTCATGCCCTTGATGCGACGAGCGAACACGTAGCTCCCCGTCGAGCCGCCCGAGTAGCGCCCGCCCTGAGTGTTCGGCCATCGAAGGAACTGTCCGCGCGGGTAGATGTAGCCGCGCCCGGCGTGAATGCCGGTGCCCTTCTCGACGTAGATGGCGTACTTGAGGTTCGACCCGATACGGGCTTCCAGACCGTCGCCGGAACCGCGCACCTCGAACGTGATCGAACCGCGCAGCCGCCCCTGGTCGACGGGGCACTCCCGGCGAGCCATGTTCTGCACGCGCTGCGCTCGACGCACGAGGTCGCGGGCCGCTGCACCGTTCGTGCCCATGAGCTGCTGCTTGATCGCCGCCGTGTCGAGTCGGATGACAGCCTCGGCCATGTCAGGACCAGCACCAGTCGATCGCGCCGACCCCAACCGTCAACCTCGTATTGATCGAGATGCAGCCACCCTCGGAACCGGTGAACTCCTGGCTCACTGACGCCCGCTCCCACAGTGGGTCGGGCAATGGCCCCACGAGCGAGTTCCAGACGATTGCAGCGTCATCCAGTACCCGCTCGTGGGCAACCTGTAGGCGCGCCGCCGTAGGGGGACGGCCCGAGTCGTCGGGAGTCGGGACACACCGCACCAACGTGACGGCTACCACCACGCCGAGCTCGCCGCCGAAGCACTGCTCGTCAGCGGTCGCCTCGTTCGGGAACGTCAGGTACCGGAAGATCCGCTCGGGCGTCACGACGAGCTGCCCGCAGCAGTCGTCCCAGGCGACGAGGCCGACGCCCGTGTACGTCGTCGTCACAGGATCCGACTCTGGGTTCGCGTCCAGCGCAGCAAGCACCTGAGCGCGCAGCGCATCGCACACCGAGTACGGGGTCACGGTTGCGGAACCTGCACGGCCTGGCCCGACGTGCCAGGCATCCGATCGGGGGACATCGCGCGCGAGCGTCGAGACAGACCATGCGGGTTCACAGCACGGATGAACGCGTCAGCTAACGGCAGTCCCGTCATCCCGCTTTCGAGGAGTGCCGACGCGTCCTCCATCTGAATCTGAACGCCCTGCCGGGCGACGGACACGGCCCGAGCAGACAGGGCACACACGCCACCCTCCAACCCTTTCAGTAGCTCGCACGCCACCTCACCGGCTGCGTACTGCCCCGCCGTTGGCACCGGGAACCCGGCCGTGTAATCCACCTCGATCGGAGCGGGACCACAATCGGAGCAGAACGGGCACCCGTCATAGAGTCGGACGACGCCCGCATCGACCTCGTACCGATCATCGGCCACGATTGCCCCGTCAAGGCGCACCTCTGAGACGGAACGCACTGGATGGTGTGCCAACGGCACAACGCAGCATCCGCCGCCGCACACGGCGTTTCGCCGCTCGCCGTCAGAACCGTTGTACGGGACGGCCCGCCATGCGCCCGTCGACTCGCAACCGTAGACCCGCCACCGTTCGCCAGTGATCGCCCATTCACCGAACCGGCGACCCGTCAAACCCCACATCATGAGCGAGGCGGTCGCGTCGGCTGCAGCCAACAGATCAGGATCAGCTTCGGTGGTATCGCACGGGTAAAGGATCGGCCACATCATGCGACCACCTTACGCTCAGTCGCCGAGCTCAGTGAGGAACTCGATGAGCGTCGAGCGGCCCCTCCCGGCCCGTTCCAACGCGAGCACGTCGTCGCGCCGAGACGGATCCTCGGCGACGTACGCCTCCACATCGGACACGGTGTGCTCGGCCGGATCGTACGACTCCTCCACGGGTGCGGAAGCCGGGACAGATGCCCGAACCTGCCCCGACTCCCGCTTGTCGCGAGCGGCCTTGAGGATCGACCGCTGGTTGGCGTGAAACGAACTCATACGGCCAGCGCCACGCAGCCGTCAGTGACAGCCGGAGGTTGCACCGTGGTCCGAACGACGCCCCAAAAGTCGCCGACCGGGAACCCGTCCGTTTCGAGCATCGGGTTGTCGCCATACGGGTTGACGCCCCACTCGGCGACGGCCTGCTGGCCCTCACCCTTGAGGCCCAGCGACATGGTCCCGTTCTCGATGGTGACCGCACCGTCAATGTTGCCGTTCGTCACGAACGGAGAGACAAAGTAGCCCCACTCGGGAGTTCCGCCGTCGCAGCCGTTGCCAGCCTGCTTCGTCCAGACCTCCAACGCGAACGCCTCCAACGAACCGTTCACGCCGAACGTGGTACCGATCGTGTCGGTGCCGTTCGCGTCGAGGACGTTGGTGCCGCCACCGACGAGCTCCATCACGTCAGGGTTGACCTCGCACATCGAGAGCGTGATGTTGACCCACTTGGTGCGGTCGCGGTCCTTCTCCTGGATACAGAAGTCGCCCCAAGCGTTCTTCTGCGTGTACTCCTCACCCGACTCCACTTCAGGAGCGAACTCGACGGTGATGAACCCGTCAGTCACGATGGTCGAGCAGTCGCCGGTAACCGGCACTCCACACACATCGAGTCGGGTGAGTCGGATGACCCGACCCTTCAAGCTCTGCAGCATTTTCGTTGCCATGTCAGGTGCCTCCTACGGCGATCAGTGTGTTCATTGGTTGTGTCGCCGTCAGGCGGCGGTAGCGGTCAGGGCGGTGCAGTCCCAACCGATCGCATAGTCGCGTTCGGCGTACTCGGACACGTCGTTGATGGCGCGGTTCCAGCCGGTGCCCACCGAGACGGCCGAGCGGTGCCCGATGAACGAAGGGACACCGAAGATGGTCAACGGGCTTGCCGGTGTCCATCCGCCCAACGCAGCTACCGGAGTGCCGAGTTTCGTGCGCAGCATCGAACCGGTCTGCATGAAGTAGTCCGGCATCGCAGCGATCACGGAACGGCGCACGACGATGACGCCCTCGGACCCCTGCTCGGCCAGTGCGTGTTCCATCTCACCGAGCTGAGTGGCGAGGCCACTCGCGGCGACCGTGATGTCCGTCGCGCCAGTCACGAGGTAACCCGAGAGCTCCGTCTCCACGGCCGTCTGCTCGCCTGCAATGAGTCGCGCCTGTGCCCGCCCCGGCGACGCCGAACGAGGAGGACGGCCTAACGAGGACTCATCGAACGAGACGACCGTGAACGGGTTGGCCGTCTTGTCGGCGCACTCGATGTTCGTCGCAGGCATCGTCCCGTCGCCGCCACCGACCACGATGCAGTCGTCGGTGATCGTCCCCGGCACCAAGCAGCCCAGCGAATCCCACGCCACGCCACCAGCCGCCCGCTCGTCAGGGACGAAGGAGATCACCGAGAACAACCCGAAACGGTACGGGACACGAGCTGGCGCATCGACCACTCGGCGTACATCTTGAAGTGTCATCAGTGTTCTCCTTCGTCCATCAGATCGGCGGCGTCAAACCCGATCAGGCTGCGACCGGGACGGCGGCCGGGCCACCCGTGATGCCGTTGATGAGCGTCGTCATCGTGACCTCGCGGGCTGCAGGACCACGCTGCATGACCGAGTAGAACGACTCGGCCCACGCTGCGGTGAAGTCGTTCGTCGCGTTGAGCGTTGAGTCGCGCACCACGCCGAGGTCGATGGTGCCACCGTCGCCAGCGACGTAGCCGCCGGTCGGGAACAACAGCATCGTTGCCGTTGTAGGCCAGCCGGTTGCCGGGGTCGTGTCGAACAAGGCGTCGTAGCCGTACACGAACTGCGGACGCAGGTTGCGGATCGTGAAGAACTCTCGGACACGCTGATCGGAAACGGCCAGCTCGGAGACGCCCGCCCGCATTGCGAGGGTCGCTCGAATGGCACCGAAGAACCAGTGCGGAAGCACGGCGTCGAGGACGGTTCCCTCGCCGAGGAGATGCTGCGAGCGGTAGTCGCTCACCTGCAAGTCGACGGCGTTGAGGATGTCACCGGCAGCGTCGGACGGTACGGCCGTCACGGTCACCGAGGTGGCCGAAGCGACGATGGCTGCGATCTTCGCAGTCGACATCTGGTGGAGGTGTGCGGTCATCGCCAAATCGACGGTGCGAGCCGTCAGTTCGGGGTACGCACGGTCCGTCAGGTTGCCCGCCGTAACGCACAGCCCTTCGGCCGTGAGACGCACGTCGGTGAAGCCGGGACACGGCACCGTGATGCACGGCTTTGTCGCCGGACCATCAGAGCCGGGAGTGATGTCGTTCGCCTCGGTCCATGCCCACACGCCTGCAGCCACGTCGCCGAGGCCGATGTAGTTCGGCACCTGCACGCCACCACGGGACACGCCCACGGTCGGAAGGTCGATGAGGCCGTCACGGGACTCGACGCTGAACAGGTCGTACATGATCTCCGAGGGTGCGCAGAACCCGCCAGACGCAACAAGGGCGTTTGCGTCCTTACCGGCGAGGGCGTCGTTCACGGCGGCGGTCATCACGTCGGCGGCGTTGTCGTTGCCGTCGCGAATCCAGTGCGCCTCGGGGATGGGACGGTTGACGGTCGCCACGTTGAACACGGTCTGACGGCCCTTCGAGTCGCCCATGCCACGGGCACGAGCGTGCATCGCCTGAGCGATGCCGTGCCGGTCGATCTGCTGGCCGTTCGAGTAGCCCGGCACGTCGGCGGAGGCCGTGATGACGATCTCCGAGGCGGCGGAGGTCGGTGCGGTCGGAGCAGTCTGACGGCCTGCGACCTTCCGAGCCGAAGGGGGACGCTTGTTGGTGGCGGAAGCGGTCACAAGCTCCGGCTCCTTCTCGACGGCATCGTCGCTTGGTGCGGATGCGTCGGCGTCGGCATCCTCGACGTTTGCGTCGGGGTCAGCCTCGTCGGTGGCGGCTTCTGCGCCATCCTCGTCGGTGCCGTCTTCGGCGTTGGGGCGGATGCGCTCTGCGAGTTCGGCGCGCTTGGCGGCGTTCTCCTCAGCCTGGATCGAGCGCTCCTGCTTCGTGGAGCGGGTCTTGTCGATGGCCTCAGCGAGTTCGCCGAGGAGTTCCATCGAGCCGTCGTTGTCGAACGCGGCATCGAACTCGTTGACCAGCGACTCCTCCAGCTCGGTGAGCTGCTCGTCGTTCAGGTCGTCAAAGGTTTCGGGGACTTGAGTCTCCATGAGGATCTTCCCTCCTAAGGGATGTTTGAAGTGATCGTCATGCGCTCGGGTCAGACCCGCATCGCTCAGAGGGCGGTCAAACCGACTCCTGATTCGTTGAGCGTGACAGTAGCCCTCAGCGCGTGCCGACGCAACCACCGCCAGTGCGAAACCTCAACTCTGAGGTTTCACGAGGTGATTCGGACGGTGCCTCCACGCGACGTGGCGTAGCTGTTCGCGGCAAGGAGCGACCGGAACCGGCGACCTGAGAACTGCCCGTCCACGTCGACCTCGTAGTGGACCTGTGATCCGGCTGCGACGGCTTGAGCTGTCTGCTCCGTCGAGATGGTCGGGGCCGGAGCCGGAGCGGACTTCTTGTTCTGACGGGACTTGCAGCACATGTCAGTTCGTTCCCTTCACGCGTACAGCGAGAGCGAGTCGTCGTTGGAACGGGTCGCGGCCGATCTTCGAGGCCAGTTCATCCCGCTGCGCTTGCCGCTGCGCCGGGTGACGGCCGATTGTGGCCGCTACACGTTCCGCTGCGGCCTGTGACCCCGGCGAACGCTCAGCGGGCGCACAGCCGCCGTCCGGTGCAGCCACCAGGGCCGACACTGCGCCAGCGACGAGGGATGCCCGCACCGTTGGGAACCCCGGCGAGTTGACCGAGGCCACCGCGATGAGCTCAAGGTTGCCCTCAACCCGTCGCCAGTCGCCGGACACCTTCGCCGCCATGAACTCTCGAAGCTCGGCGCTCGACTGTCCCGACCGGACGGCACCAGCCAACCAGATGCCGTGACCGTTCTCGCCGCACGCAACGTCGGCCGCTCCCCAACCGGTGTGGTCGTAGTGCTCCTTCGCGCGAAGGGTGCTGGCGTTCAGTGGGGCATGACCGGAGCCGGTGGTGATCGTGCCCACAGCGATCCGCCCACCCTCGGCCGTGATGATTTCACCGGACCGGAACGCTGCGTAGTCGATTGCCGAGCGGGGTGCCATGACGCACTGATCTTGGAACCCGACATGACAGGTGTCCCACAGGGCGAGGTAGCCGTACACGCGTCCGTCGTCAGTGACACGGATGCCAGGAAACGGATCCTCAATCTGCGGGTCGGCGAACCACGCTGCAGGAGGAGCGTCGGGCGGCTCGACGGCAGCGGTGATTGCCGCCTCCTCCACCTCGACATCGTCGGCTTCGCTCACGTCCTCGGCAGCATCGACGCCGATCTCGGCGAGGAGTCGCACGAACGCTTCCAGCGCCTCGGGGTCGTCGCCGATCGCGTCCTCGACGGTGCGACGATCCTCTGCTGCGTCGGCCGTCAGCGCGCAGAACATCCGCCCGGCTCCGGCGATGAGGACAGCACTCGCTTGACGCGCCTCGGCGAACGCTGGGAACGGGACGGCGGTAGCGCCCATAATGCGGGCCTTGGAGAACACGAGGCGTTCAGCGTTGCCGCCGATGGCGATCCTCATGTCGCCATCTTCGGACGGTGCGGCGTCCTCCTCGGAGGGCACTGCGTAGATCATCTCTCCGGCGATGTCGTCCAGGTCGACGGACACGCCGAGCAGGTCGCCTTCGGTCATGAGCTTCTGCAGTCGGAGCACGTCGGGGTCGTCGGACGCGATGTTCTCGGTGTAGCCGTAGATCGAGGATCCGACACGTTCGATGTTGACCAGCTTGGCGACGAGCTTCGCGCCGTCGTGCCCTTCGCCAGTTACGTCGGTTGCCATGAACGGCAGTGGCAGCTCACGCCAGGTGAACGCGTTGTCCTCGAAGGTGCGGCCGTCGCCCGTAGGCGAACCTTCGATGGCGAGGAGCCATCGCTGCGTGGCCGCTTCGGTCACGGGTAGCTCCTCGACCGCGTCGGGAGCGACCTCGTCGGAGTCGAGGGACAGTGTGAGCTTCGGCATGACGTAGAGCGTAGACCTCACGTCGTAGTCAGCGGGTGATTGCTACCCTCCGAGCGTGACCCGACCGGTACTCCTCGACCTCTTCTGCGGTGGCGGTGGAGCGTCGATGGGCTACCACCGGGCAGGCTTCGACGTGATCGGGATTGACCGGAATCCGATGCCGGACTACCCGTTCCAGTTCATTCAGGCGGATGCGGTGGACGTGGCGTCGTGGCCGTTGCGCTTCGATGCGATCCACGCGTCGCCTCCGTGCCAGGTGTTCTCAACGGTCACCCCAAATCGGCACGAGCATGTCAACCTCATCGCCGTCATCCGTGACCGCCTCTTCGCCTCCGGCGTCCCGTACGTGATCGAGAACGTTGCAGCGGCGCGCCCGCACCTACGGAATCCGGTCATGCTCTGCGGTTCGTCGTTTCGCCTGCACCTTCGGCGGCATCGCCTGTTTGAAACGAACTGGCCGTGCGCCGGGAAGCGGTGTATGCACGAATGGCAGCAGCCTCGGTTCCGGTCGCTGAACAACTCGATGCGAACGAAGAAGCTGTCGTCGGTCGTCGGGGTTCACGGGAACCTGCAGTACGAGGGGGAGTTACGGCTTCGTCAGATCGCGATGGGCATCGATTGGCTTCCGACTCACCCGCTTTCAAAGGCGATCCCTCCGGCGTACACGGAGCACATCGGACGGCAGCTTCTACGCAGGCTGCAAGCGTCGCCCTGACGCGACGGAGCCGCCCGGTGTGACCAGGTGGCTCCGTCGATTGCGTGGCGCTCGCTGCGACTCAGGGCACCGTGGCCCGGTACGCGCCGTCGTCGCACAGGGCGCTCATCGGTCGCACTTTCGGGCGCATGGCATGAGGGTGAAGTGCGGCCAGTCCCAGCCTTGATCTTGGGCTTGGTACACGTCGATCTCGCGTTGTACTGCGTCCTTGAGGTCGGTGCCCTCGATGGGGAACTCGGCTGCTCCTCCGAGGCCGGTGTGCTTGGTGATGTCTCTGCAGCCAGGCTTGTGAATCTCAAACTCGTTGCGGAGGGTGCTGCCGTTGTAGAGGCAAGTGAACTTCATCATGATGTGTCCTTTGGGTAGGTGTTCGATTCAGCCGTTCCAGGCTGCGTGGTCGGCTCGGTTGGAGCGGTCAGCGAATGACTGCCACTGAGCCTGGTAGCGGTCGGCGTTCATGCCGAACTCCGCTGCGTTCTGCGCCAGGCGGAGAGCCTGAGCGGCGCGGGCGTCGAGCGCCACTGCGGTGCGGAGGAGGATGTTTTTGAGGGCGTCGGGGTTGCTCATGTCTGTAACCTACCCCGACCCGTGTCGGGATTGCAACCCTTAGTCCAAAGAAACTTCGGGCGTCTCCGGCACAACCGAGCCGTCCGGCCGCGCATCGCCTGGATACAGGAACTCCATCACGCACCGACAGTTCACAACGTTCGCCGCCGACCCCTCGCCCGGCCGCTCGATCTGCTCGCCCATGACCACGAACATCTCGTTGATGCCGACCGTCTGCCCATCAGCCTCGGCGTGCTCCACGCGAGTACGCGCATCAAGCGCAGCGATCCACACCTTCTCGTGAGGCCCGTACTCCCCCAACCCCTTCGCGCCAGCAAGATCGCCAGCGTTGTACGCCTGCATCGTCTCCGTCCGGCCGATCGTCGCAGCCCGATACTCGGAGTAGCCGGTCACCGCCTCAATCGACTCCTTGAGCTCCTCGTTCGACAGTCCCTCGCTCAGAGCAGTCACCGTCTTCGAGCGGACATCCGACCAGGTGCTCGCCGACGCCTGCACGATCCGGTTCGTTGCCGTCGCCTGATAGGTGACAGCCCCTTCGTTGACCACCGTCAGCCACGCCTCGGCCACATCGTCGATGATGCCGTCGAGTCCCGGCGTACGGAAGAACGCGACCATCGCACCGTTCAGGTGAATGCCCGCCACGTACGACCCGACCTCCTGCGTGATGAAGCCACGCCACGCCACCTCCGCAGCGTCGAACACGGCAGGGTCACCGACCGCCGCCGTCATCGCGTCGGCGTACGCGACGACCGCCTCGCGCGCCAACCGGCCAGCCTCGTCACCCATCCTCGCAGCCAGCACCTCTTGCATCTCACGCAGGTACTCCTCAGTGCGCTCAGGGGACGCGTTCAAGGGCGGCTCGGCCGGGAGGGGCCACGCCATCAGATCGTCGCTTCCGCGCCCAACGCTGACGTGAGCCGCATCCGGTCATGCGGCAGACCGGATGCGAGTAGCGCACGGCAGTACGCGTTCAGCGTTCCGGCCAAAGCGTCGCTGTCGATCCCGAGGAACTCGGCTACGTCAGGTACCCGATCGAACGCTCCCGTGAGCAGCGCATCGAGGTCGGCGTAGACGGTCGCGTCGTACACCGAGTGCAGCGTTGTCGGGTCAACGTGGTCAACGGCTTGCGGCCCGCCAGGAACCTTCCGGCCGATCGCCGAACGAAGACGAGAACCGGCACGCTCCATCGCCCGATACACGATGCCGTCGCACGCCATGATCGTCGCCGACACCGCAGCGCCCGCATCGACGCCTGGACGGTCACCTCGTGGCGGTGTTCCGCCCGTACGGCTGTCCGGACCGGACGGCCCATCGCCAGGCGTAGACGGGCGTGCAGCATCTTCCAGTGCTGGGACATCCTCCGGTGCAACTGCGATCTCCTCCGCCATGATGCCCACTTCGGCGAGGAGGGCGGGAGCGAGCACAGGGGCAGCGCGAGCCAACTCAAGGAGCACCCGCTTTCGGAACTCGGCGTCGTCCGGCTTGTCATCCTCGCCAAGCCCGAGCTCGCGACGCAACGCCGCAGCCGACACCTCGTTGCGGTCGTATGCGAGGACCACGTTCCCTGACTTGTCGGGAGGAGATGTCAGGTCGGACGTGTCGTACCAGACGATCGCCTCGTTTGTGGGCAGGCCCTCCGCTTCGAGCGCGGCACGAAGGTACCCCTCGGTCAGCGCAGCGCAGACCACCTCTGCAGCCGGTTCGATGTGCAGCGTGACGGCAGTCTCCTCAACCTGCCAGGCGGTCCAGTGGTTGACGCCACCCATGCCCATCAGGATCTCGGGCGGCATGTCGAGGCCGAGCGCCAGCCGCTTGATCGCGTCGGTCAGCAACTCCTTCGCCTGCGCATCGAACGGCGTCGAGAACGAGAGGTGCTTCAACTTGTCGATGTACTCGCCGGGGATCTGCACGACGAGCGGCACGACGGACGAGGCGTTGTCCCGGTCGCGGATCGGAACGGTCATCGTCTCGACCAGGTTCTCCACGAAGTAGTCGAACGGGTCGAGCGGAGTTGAGCCGTCCTCGGGGATCGGAGCAGGAGGGAACTCGGCTTCCGTGGGGATCGCCATCATCCCGGCACCGGCCAGACGGGAGCGGCCCGTCGCTGTGATGTGCGCCGACAGTAGGTCGATCTGGTCGAGGATGCCGAGGACGGCCCGCACCGGAGCGTCCGGTTCCCACGGGCGACGAGGGTGACGCCGCCAGCACTTCACGACGAGGGCGCTCGGATGCACTACGCGCCACCCGTCGCTACCGCTGCCACCGGTCGCCATCATCACCTTGTTCGATTCGACCTTCACGGCGTCCTGTGAGTAGACGCCCCACGTCTCGTACTCGTCGGCGTCCTCGTCCTCAAGGTCGGGTTCGGCGATGAGCCACCCGAACCCGGCGACCGAAAGGTGCTGCCCGAACTCGCCGAGGATCTGCCCTTGCCCGATTGATCCACCAGCGATGTACTCGACCAGCTCGGCGGCACGCCGCTGCGCCTTCGTGTACTCCTCGGGCGAGTCGCTGTCGGTGCGGATCGGAGTCGGTTCGTCGCCGACCTGCAACGGTGGGCGAGCGGCCGTCAAGTTGACGCGCGACATGGCGTTCGACAACCAGTTCACACCGAACCGGAACTCCCCGACCGTGTCGTAGTGCATCCACGCTTGCTCCTGCCACGGGAGAAGTCTCTGCCCTTTGAGCTTGCGGGTGACGCCCTTCGACGTGATGACTTCTGCAGCGGCGACGAGGCTAAATACGTGCGGCTTGGAACGTGTCGGTCGATCGCTCACGAGCCGAGGTTACCTTCCCGGCTCAGGTCACCAGGGATAGTCTCGGCCGCTGCGACGACGCCACCACGCTTCTCCGAGCATCCCGGCACCAAACACGACGAAGAACAACGCGCCAACGAGTAGGTCTACCCACGTCACCGGTCGAGGCGATCTTCGATGACGGCGAGCATCCCGGCCGCACCGGACGCCGTCAAGACGAGGAGTGCGGCGAGGATGGCTCGGTTGTCCGGCCAGATGACAACCGGCACTACGACGATCGGAGCGATCCAGATGCTCAGGCACCACGGGCATTCGAACAGGTAGCCGATCTTCTCGCCTCGGCGCGCGGCCCACGCTCGGACCGGTTCGGCCAGGAAGTCCATCGTGACGAACCGGGTGATCCGCCATACGGCGAGGATGGTCAACGCGACGAGGAGGAACGGCATGAGCCGATCGTAGTCGGATCGTCAGTGGGTGGCGTACGGGTCGGGGCGGAGCCCTTCGGCCCTGTCCATGTCCCGCTCGACGGCCTTGATCGTCATGTCGGTCTTTGGGCTCATCGAGCAGTTGACGTCCCGGCACCCTTGCTTTGAGAGACGAAGGTGCGAGTTGTTTCGAACACTGATCGTCCACCCTCGTTTCGCTGCGACCTTGCGTAGTTGCTTCCGGTAGCCGCTCATCGCTGGACCCGTTTCGCCCACTTGTCGTACGTTTCGATGTCGCCGCAGCAGCAGTCAGCCTCCGAGTTCAGCGGGGCATCCCACCAACATGAGCAGTGCGACCGGCCATCGCAAGCCCAGTCGCCGGTACAGACGACGTTCAGGGCTGCGCCGTGAGGACGGGGCCTGCCGCTCATCGCGCTGCGTCCTCTACGTCGATGACGCAATCTTCGCAATACGGCTGCATCAGGGGATCCTCCCAAATAGTGATTGTGCGGACCCGGTCGTGCCCGGTTTCGTCGCACACGTCGACGGTGAAGCCGACTACCGTTCCGCATCGGACGCAGAACGCCTCGTACTCGTCGTACGAGGCCCATCGACCGCCGGAGATCGGACCGAACGCGCCCCACACGTACTCCTCCTCCACCTCGGTGAAGGTGGGGTGCTGGTCCCGGTAGATGATGGCGGTCACTTGACGCCGCCCTTCTTGCCGGAGCGCCGCCAGCCTTTGAGGGCCGCTTCGACGTACTCGGCTCGGCGGGCGTGCCAGGTGTCGCGCTTCTTCCGGTTGACGACCTGGTGGGTGGCGGCGTTGATGGGTTCTCCGTCATCGAGGTGGATGACGATGCGCCATGCACACTCCTCGCCGTTCGACCAGCCGCACGGGGTGTCATGGTCGACCAGTGTCGTTTCGACGGTGTGCCACTGGTCGGAGCGGTACGGCCATTCGATGATGTCGTTGCGTTCGACGTTGCCGAGCATGGGTTGCGTCTCGGCGCGGAAGGCCGTGTGGTATTCGCCGTGGGCCTTGCGTGCTCCGGCTGCTACGACCCATCCTGTTCCGCCGCATCCGAAGCAGGTGGAGCCGGTGACCGAGTTGAAGCTGTAGTGGCCTCCGCCGCCGCATCGAGTGCAGGCTTGCAGGGGGAATCCTGCGGTGCTCCTATGGGCTGGGAGGGCGGGTGTGGTGTTGGTGGGCATGGCGTTTCCTTTCGGGGTGGGTGTCTACGAGCAACCTACCCCGACCGTTGTCGGGAATGCAACCCTTCGTGTAGACAATCCTGAGCGGGGCGGGGTTCGTACTCCCCGACCGCTACGGGTTCAACCGAGGCGGCGGGAGCACCCCGTCGTTGCCCGCCTGCGCGCCGCACCGACACTGATGGGCTCGCGTACGGCGGCGATGCCCAAGCTCAAGCTCACAGCCGTGGAGCGGATCACCGTTGACGGCCCAACCGAAGCAGCGCCGATCTGCGGTCCACACGGCCAGGCACGTCTCGTTCACTCCCACTTCCAGTGGTTCCTTTCCGGCCGCTCCTTCACGACGAGGGTGCGCCACGCCAGCTCGTCGCGCCGTTGACGCTGCCACTGGCCGTCCGGTCCTCGCCGGAAGTCGTGCGCCCCGCGAGGGGTCATGCCCAGTGGTCCCGGCAGTAGGTGCGCTCATCGGCCTCGGGCGGCAACGGCTCGACCGGCTCGCCGGGCTGCGGCGACCAGAGTGCGAGGTCGATGTCCCAGCGGTCGGACGGGTCTATCTCGTACTGCATCCGGTCGTCGCGGCTCATGCCGACACCCAGTCACGGATCATGCGGATGGTGGCGAGCTTCGCATCGTTGGCGATGCGGGCGTCATCGTTGCCCCGGCCCGACCAGGTGTCGTCTGCGCCGTCAGTGGCGAGGTCGATGAGTTCGCTCATAATGGCGAGCTGCGCCGACGCGATGGTGAATTCGTCGGCGTTGCGGGCGATGAAGCTGGCGACGCTCATGGCGGTTCTGCACACCTTGACGGAGGCGGCGAGCTCGGTGCGGGTCGTGAGGGCGTTGCGCAGGTCGTCGGCGGTGTAGTCCGCTCCGAGGTTGGGGGCTGCTGACATGGCCTCGCCCGAGGCGGTGATCTCGGAGTTGGCCCGAGTGACGATGCGCTGTGCGAACTCGGTGGTGTTGAAGGCGGTGGTAGTTGCTGTTTGGCTCATGTCGACAACCTACCCCGACCGTTGTCGGGACTGCAACCTTTCGTCTAAATATTTCTGCCGGTGGCCTTCCCGACACGCGACGCGTGCTGCTGACCCTCCGGCAGCAGAGTCGCCACGCAATGCACCAACGCATCGAGCCGGTCCGGCGACTTCGCATCCGAAGGTATCCACGTCGTTAGCTGCTCCTCCAGCTCAGGCATCGCGCCGACATGATGAATCCAGCCCCGCTCGTACAGGGCAGCAACCGGCTCCGCCCTCGTCTGCTTCGACCCGCGCGCCGTGATCTTCTTGACCACCACCGAAGGGTCAACCGCGTGAATCGTCGCCCTTGTCATGTCGCCGCCCTGATTGGACTCCACATGCACCGCTGCGGCGTTCGACTCCCGGTAGGCCCGTACCACCGCCGACCCCCACTCCTCGGGCCGTCCAGTCATCGAAGCGTCACGCCAGATGACAGCATGATCGCGGCCCGCCTTCGCGTGCACCGGAGCCGACCCGACGACGATTCCACACTCGGCCGTCTCGCCAGGCGGATCGACGGCCACGATCGTCTTCCAGGCTCGACCCGCCTGAGTGATCGCTGGACGCTCGTTGGCGACGAGGAACTTGCTGAGCGAGGCCCACGGGTCGTCCTGCTTCCAGTCGATCATCCGGTTGTCGTCCACGGTGCCCATGAGCCACAGTGCGCCCTCGACATCCTCAAGCCACTCGGCGTGAAGCTCCTGCCGTCCGAGGCGCGTCCCTTCGTACCGGTCCACCACGTCCTCCACGAAGGTCGGTGCCAGGTTCGAGATGTTCTCGTACGTGGAACCGCGCGTCTCGACAGTCGATGTCCGCTCGGCGATGCGGCGCAGCCACGGCAGCATCTTCGGTGTTCCCGTCATCAGCGCCCACGGTGCGTCGCCGAGGCGCAGCCCGAGGAGGAGGTTGCTCATCATGTCGTCGCCGTGCAGCTTCATCGACGCGGGCTCCTCCACCCACGCCCACTCGTGCTGCGGGCCTCGCAACCGGTCCGGCGTCTCCGCCGAGTACATGAAGCCGATGCAGCCGGACGGGAATACCACGCGACGGCGCGACGGTTCGTAGATCGGCTGCTCCCATGACGGGAACGCAGCCATCAGGCCGGACTCGCCTTCGATCATAATGTCGCGCACCTCGGAACGGGTCGGTGCGACGAGAGCGATCCGCTTGCACCGTTCCGACATAATGCGGCACGTTTCCGCTCCGGTCCTCGTCTTTCCGAACCCTCGGCCAGCGCGGATGAACCAGACTCGGTAGTCGTAGCCCATGTTCGCCGGGATGCGCTGCGATGGGCGCCTCCACGACGGCCAATGATGCAGAAGCTCCTCTGCCTCGTGTTCGGTGAGGCCGTCGAGGAGGTTGCCGTCAGTCCCGGCGAGGATTGCCAGTTCGATGTCGGACAGTTGGGCGGGTGCCCGGTACCGGAGGTCCGTCACGACCCGCCCTCGGTGAGCTCGATCGCTGACGTTTCGATCGCTTCGATGTTGGCCTTGCGCATCCGTGCCAGGCGGTCCACGAGCGCTTCGGTGGACGAGGTGATCTCGATGGGTCCTCCGTCGCCTCCGGTCACGATGATCTGGCGGGGTCCGAGGCGGGCGAACGCGTCGGCGGCACGGATGCGGTCGGACCATCGGTCTGCTTCGTTCATCGCCGAGAGGAGGGTGCGTAGTGCGACGGCCTGCCCTGCAGCGAGGAGTCGGTTCGTGCGTTCGGTGAGGTCGGCTTCGTACTCGCGGACGATGCCTCGGCCTTCGGGCGTTTCGAGGTGGCGTTTGAGGGTTTGCCGGGTGGTGCCGATCGCTTCGGCTGCTTGCTCGATGGTGCCTCCGGTTTGGAGGACGCCGACAGCGCGGTGCAGGTCGAGGTGTTCTTGCGAGTTCAGTGGGCGTGTTCGTTTGCCGGAGCGCCCTTTGATGGGGGTGGGTTCAGCGGACATCCTGGCCTCCGTAGAGGTCGAGCCACAGTTCGAGGGCGTCGTCCACGATGCGGCTCATGCTGTAGCCGCGTCGTTCGGATTCGTCTCGGAGTTGTTCAAGCTTGTGGGCGTCGAGGCGGAGGTTTGTTTGGCGGCGTGGTGTTCCTCGGGGGGTTCGGCGTTTGGTGACCACTGTGGTGATGGTAGTGGTCGTGTATCGGTGTGTAGCTCTATTGGGGTGTGATGGTGATGATGACGAGTGTGGTGCCGGGGTGGAGGGTGGGGATGTGTTGGGTGACCCAGTTGGGGGTGTCGTCGGGCCAGGCTCCGGCTTGGGTGAGGCCGTCGACGATGTGTTTGACGGTCTTTGCGTAGTTGATTGGGTCGCGGCGTCTGTTTGTTGGGAAGGGGAGTGCGGTGTGGACGGCGGAGGGTGGCAGGTTCCGGCCTGATGGTCCTGTGTTGGGCCAGTGGTGGCACCAGGCGTAGTAGGCCCGGTCGCGCCATGCGGCGGCGTCTCGGCGTACTGACCATGTGTCGCCTTGGTTCATGCTGATTGGGGTGGCGGGTGCGTCGAAGGTGAGGATGTGGTCGGTCATGTGGGGGTTCCGCAGAACGGGCACGGGTTGCCGGGTGTGGACAAGGTGTGGGTGCAGGATGTTCGCCAGCGTTTGTCGGGGAGGTGGGCTTGGCAGTACCGCTTGCCGTCTGTTCCGATGTAGAGGGCGCGGTCTTTGGAGCAGCCCGTGGGGTGGTCGCGTGCGACGCAGTGGTGGAAGTCGTGGCGGTTCATGGGTTCATCTGCGTGTTGATGTGGGCGATCGGGTCGAGTTGGGTTCCGCAGACGGGGCAGGTGTAGACGATGATGTCGCCGAACTTCATCGCGATGTCGAGGCGGTCGGTGGTGGCGGTGGCGGCGCAGCCGTGGCAGGTGATCTCTCGGGTCACGAGGGGCGCTTTCGTCGGGCGGCGAGCTGCGCCGACGCGATGGTGTAGTCGTCGGCGCAGTGGCCGTGCCGTTCGGGGAGTCTCCTGCTGTTGCGGCGGGTTGAGTGACCGGACGGGTTGAACGTGTGCCAGCAGTTCGGGCATTCGACTTGCTGCGGGACAGCGGGCATCACGCTGCGAGGTTGGGGTCGTACTCGGGCAGGTTGCGCTCTACGAAGCGGATCTTGTCGGCGATGAGGTTCATGGCAGCTCCCCTCGGAACGCGTGCGGCGTGACGCCGGGCAGACCGCGTGGCGGTTCGTCGCCGTCGTAGTGGCCGAGGTTGACCCATCTGGTGTCAGTCAACAATTCGACGTACACGGTGCGCTCGTACGGCTCACCCTCATCGAGGCCGGTGCGGGCGGTCCACAATCGGAAGTCTCCGGTGTCGACTCGGAGGTCGCAGCTCTGCGCTTCGCATTGCGACGGGCGGGCGGTGAGGGTGTCCCAGTCCGGCATGATGATCGGGCGTGGGATGCCGTGCGGCGGTGCGTCGTCGCGTCTCATCGTTCGGCCTTCGGCCTTCATGGTGTAGGCGGCGACGGTGGCTCGCGCTGAGAACGGTGTGGCGTATTGGCCTTCACGGAAACGGCGGTACAGCCAACGGAGGAGTATCCGTTCTCGGGGATCAGCGGAGGCGAATGCCCGGTCGATCATGGCCCCGTACGGACGGGCTCTATGTGCGGTCATCGCTCGCTCCCGTACTTGGCGGTGTGCTCTTGCCGGGCGTCGCAGTTGAGGGGCGCTCGGCGTTCCTTGACGGCGTTTCGGTCGATGTCGCAGTGGACGCATCGGTCGTCGATGATGAGGTGCTTGAAGTTGGGGGTCGGGTCGAGCATGGGTGCCTTTCGGTAGGTGTTCGGGATCAGGCTTCGTGGAGGCCGAGGGCGTGACCGTGATCTTCGGCGCAGTCCCGGTGGAAGGCCTTGTCCTCGTTGCCGGGGATCGGATGCCAGTCGGCGGTGAAGGGGTCGGTGACCTCGTCGGCGGTGTAGCCGAAGCCGACGTTGTCGTCGGTTGAGCGGATGGCCTGCGAGCAGATGAAGCAGTTGGCGAGGGCGGCGGTTTCGGTCATGTCTGCAACCTACCCCGACCCGTGTCGGGATTGCAACCTTTCGTCCGAAAGAATCTTGGAGCGGTGCTCCTCCCACTCAGTGATTAGCCGCTCCTCGCGCCGCACGTCATCCGCCAGGATCTTTCGTTCCACATCGCCTGGTTGACCCCCTGTCACGCGTCGTCCTCGTTCGCCCGTCACCGTGTGTAGCCGATGAGGTCGAGGACAAGGTCAGCGCCAGCGGACGTGTACGCCCACATCTCGCCGTTCGGTCCGATCGGGACGATCGCGAACCCCGACTGGTTCTCTCCCTTCCGGTAGTTGACGTTGGATGTGCCAGGGCGTCGGCCACCGGCCCACAAGCACAGGTAGCCGTCGGCGTGCGGGTTGACGGCGACGAGCGAGACGATCGCTGCTGTAGCCCCGGCTGGCGGTGAGCCGGTCAGCGACAGGGGGACGTTCCGTTTGTGCGGGAGGCGTTCGTTGGATTCGCGGGTGTCGAGGACGCGGACCGCTGCGGGCAGCATGAACGGGTCGGCGGCTTGTCCGGTGTGGGTGGTCATGTGTTGAGTCACTTTCATGTCGGCAAGGTCGATGTCGCAGAAGTCGAGGCGTAGCCCGACCGAGTGGTAGCCGGGGTCGATGGTCGGCGGGTCGTTCTCCATGATGTCCGCGACCATGCGGCCGTCCCAGTGCAGGGCGTAGTGGGCGGCGGTGAACACTTCGCAGCGGAACTGGTGCCAGTCGCCGTCCATCGGATCGGGGATCGTTTCAAGGTCGCGGTACTCATAGCCGGAACGGGAGCCGTACGGGTCGTCGGGGCGCACGTCGCGCATCTCGGCCCAACAGCTCACACGGGTCGGCTTGTTGCGGCGACCGATGCCGATGCCGACGTTGCGGCTGTTCGAGGGGTACAGCGGGTGCCAGTTGAGGCCAGGGTCGTACGGGGCGGTCACGCCTTGTTGCCAGCCGTAGCCGAACACGGGCGGGTCCATCACGGCGTTGAGGCGTACCCGACCGGAGAACGTGTACGGCGGAGTGACCCGTTCGGCGGAGGTGAGCCGCCAGTATCCGGCGTTGATTCCGTCGAACGACGTTGGGCCTCCGGTCCAGGTGATGTCGCGAGTCGTCATCGGGTCAGCCTTTCACACGTCGCGCCGGGCGACGACTGGATGCTTCGGGGCGGGTCGAAGCTCACGACGCCGCTCCCGCATTCCACTCATCGACACGACGTCGAAGCATCGGCATCAGCTCGGCGTACTCGTCAGCGAACTCGGGGGCACACTCTTCGACTTCGGCGGCGATGTCGTCGATGGTGGCGGCGGGCTCCCACCAGCAGCCGATGGAGACGTGATGGCCTGTGTCGGATCGAACGAGTGTGAGGTACTGGTCTTCTGATCCGATCGGCCCGACCGTCAAGACGTCACGGGTGTCCCGAATGACGCCGCCGTAGATGTCGCCACCGAAGATGACGCCGCCGTAGATGTCGCCACCGAAGACAGCACCGCCGTAGATGCCGCCACCGTGGATGACGCCGCCGTTGATGACGCCACCGTAGATGTTGCCGCCGTAGATGTTGCCACCGTAGATGTAGCCACCGTGGATGTAGCCACCGTGGATGACGCCGCCGTAGACAGCACCGCCGAAGACAGCACCGCCGAAGATGACGCCGCCACGGATGACGCCGCCGTAGATGTAGCCTCCGAACACTCGGGCAGTCGGCCCGACATAAGCCTCGTCTGACACGGTGGCGGTGTCAGCGACCCAGCCACCGCCATTCGGATGTTGGTGAGCTGGCACGCCGAGCGGGTTGGACGCGCGGTTCACGACGCCACCTCGATCGGGTAGGCGACTTGTCCCGCTTCGCACGGGCCGATCTGGTCGGTGATGATCTCATTGGCCGAACTTGCGGGCCACAGGAACACACCGACGCCATCGGTCACGATTACT